CGGTGCATGTAGCCGCACGACGGCTCAGCCCACACCACCGATCCAGAGCTGGACGTCAACACGTAGCCATCGGGACCAGCAGGCAGTGGATCTACATCCCCGTCAACGTTGCCCACCAGCAGATCAGCAGCCTCAATCGCCCCCGTAGATGTGACAAACCCCGTATGCGTGTGTTCGAGGTCCGCATAGTTATGAGTGTGGGCTTCAGCCGCCGCCCCCAAGGCAGACAACGTCAACTCATCCGTACCACCTGCGGCATGGGAAGCAGCGTGAGCAGTAGGTGTCCGAGCATCTGACAGGCGGCTGTCGTAGTTGTCCACCAAGATCGACGTATCCGCGATCCCATGCACATTCTCCGTAGCCCCCGTGTGAGCCGCCAAATCACTTGCGCTCTGCGCGGCGACAGCCGAGGACACCGAATCTGCGTAGGCCTGCGACGTCGACACAGCGCCAACCTCGGCCGCGTCGGCATACGCCTCAAGGCTTGACACCGCCGAAGCCAGTGACGAATCCGTGTATGAGTTCGCCGATGACACAGCGTCAGCCTCAGCCTGATCCGCATACTCCTCAAGGGCGGTGACCGTGTTCGCCAGATTGGTAGCCACAGAAGCAGCGAAGTTTTGGTCGTCCCCCAAGGCCGCCGCTAACTCATCCAGCGTGTCCAGAACACCAGGGGCGCCATTGATCAGGTCGTCGATCTTGGTATCGGTGTAGGAATTGGATGCGGACTCGGCCTGGTCAGCCTTAGCGGAAGCGTCTACCGCTGCTGCTGCTATCGCCGCCGACTGGGCCGCATCAGCCTTCGACTGGGCACCTGACTGCGTCTCCAATAGCGAAGTATCAGCAATACCGTGAACGCTCGTTGAGGCCGAAGTATGGGTATCCAGTTCAGCCTGAGTGACAGCGGTTCCCACAACCGACTCAGGTGCGATCGACGTGATGACGTTGGATTCACCCGAGATGGTCTTGTTCAGCAGTTCCTGGCTGGTCGACTCGTCCACCACGGCAACCCAAGCCCCGTCGACGCGTTGCCACAGGGCCTGCTCGGAGATGTTGTAGACCAGGCGTCCCTCGCGGGCCTCAGTCTCGGTAAGGGCAGCAATCTGCTCAGCAGTCAGTGGTGTGATACCAGGTGAGCCGTCGACGGTGAACGCTAGAGCAGCGAGATCTCCGGGGATGGCGACAAGGTCCGTTCCGAGTGGATACGGGTAGCCAAGTTGAGTTTGGTCAGCCATGTTTCACCTCAGGCCTGGATGGCTTGGATGATCAAAGCCACGATCGCCGACTCAATAGGCACAAGCAGGGCAAGTCCCAGGCCGGCCCATGCCATGGTGCGCCGCTGCTTCACTCCCTGCTCGGCGGCCCGCTTCTTCTCGATCTCCTCAATGTCGGTCTTGGTGGCCAACTGGTGAAGTGAGTATTCGAGGGTATGGAGCCGGTTCTCGTGGTCAGCGTGACTGGTGTCGTGCTGCTCGAGGCGCAGCTCATGGCGTGCGAGAACAGTGTCGACTTTGGATTCGAGCCTGACGAGCAGCAACTGTACGGGATCCTCCAGAACATTTTCGGGCATGTGAGGGGACCTTCCGTCACGTTACTAGCGTCACTTCGCCCAGGGTAAGGGCGTTACCGGGGCTGCCGCATCTACCGCGCGCATTGTTGATTCCCTGACACGCCGTAACACAAAAATTGTCTACGCGTGGCGGGAGAAGATCGCATCGATCTCCGCACGGTGGCTAGGGGTGAGGGCTGCTGCATGCTGCTTGTCCCATTCCTTCTGAATGGTCCACTGTTGCCGGGTGCTAGTGAGTTTCTTGAGCCATCGCATGCCATCTACGGTCACCCATCGAGGCTAGGTTTTCCTCTCCTAGGTGAGTGGCTTTCATCACGCCGAGTGAAAGAAAATTGGCACATACCCACGTCTTGGTAAATATGTGTCGATTTTCTTTCATAACCACATGACGCCTACACCATCACTGTCGTCCACGATTCGGACATCACCGGAGACGATTCCTGGCTCGTAGGCCGGGTACAGGGGCGATACCGCTGAGGCCGGTCTCTTGTCCTTGGGGACGCCCTGGCCTTCCACGGGTGGGGCTTGCCGTTCTGCCGCTCGATGCATGATGGCGAACGCAGCCACCTCATCGGGTAGATGCCCGGACTTGGCGCCCATGGAGTAGATCATGTCGACCGTGGTGGCCTTGTGGGCGTTGTAGGCGGGTGTGTTGCGGGGTAGCAGGTAGGTGCCTCGTTCGACGGCGGTGATGTATTCGTTGAGCAGTCGTGTGCGGTCCCGGCCGGACATGACTACCTTCAGGGTGCGTTCGTCGACTAGGTCGTGGACGACGTTGCCTAGGCCGGTTGCGTCATGCGCTGAGACTGCCTGATATCTGTTGGTGACCTGGTTGAACACTTCGATCATGTCGGGCCAGGGCTTCCTGGCTAGCCTGCGCAGGTAGACGACGCGCCGTGGCTTGACGTCGATGCGGGATACGACGATGACGGTCCAGTCTTTTTCCTTTGCCCAGTCGGCGCCGGCAGCGTAGATGCCTGCCGTTTCGGGGATTTCGAATACCCATTCGTCGTCGGAGCCCTTGTGGGTTTCGTCTGCGGTGGGCATGTCGACGAAGGCGGCCTCGAGCTTGACCAGGTCGAAGGCGCGGGATCCGCCCGCGGGTTCGCCGAGGTCGTATTCGACTCGGAACATCTCTGAGGGAACGGAGGCGCGTTTGCGTTCGATGAAGTTGGGGTCCATCCAGCCGGATGGGTTTTCTTCGGTGCGGAGGACTTCACGCCAGCACCAGGTGTAGACGGGTAAGCCGTTGGCTTCGGCGCGTCGTTTGACTTCGGAGAAGGTGCCTTCGGGGTTTTGCCAGGTGGAGGAGGCGACGACCATTTCGGGGATGGTGATGCCTCGGGCGTTGGGTTTGGCCATGGCTTGGCCCATGGCGGCTTCGTACACCTTGAGGTCCATCTCGTCGATTTCGTCAAGGAGGGTCATTTGGGGGTGTGGGCCGCGGACGGTTTTTTGGCTTGCGGGTAGGGGTCGGATCCAGTTTCCGCCGGTGAAGGTGAGTTCGGTTTGGATTTGGCTGGCGACGGCCCAGGTGGGTGCTCCGGGGTGGAGGAGGAGGGTTTCGACGTGTTCTTGGACGTTTTGGGATTGGGCCATGGAGCCGCCGAGGAGGGTGACGTTGATTTCGAGGATGGCGGCTTTGGTGAGTCCGAGGAGGGCGAGCATGTAGGACTTGCCGGTGCCTCGTGATCCGTACCAGAGGGCCCAGTTGGGGTAGGTGGAGAAGTAGGCGTTGGCGAAGGCTGTGAAGGGTGCGACGTGGTGTTCGCAGACTTTGATGCGTGGGATTTCGATGCCCCAGAGTGCTTTGACGACGTGCCAGAGTTCGTTGTCGTTTTGGGGTGGTCGGGTGAGTTCGAGGCGTGGTGCGAGTGGTGTTTCTGTCATTTTGGCGCCTGGTCTCCCTTTTGAGGGGCATCTTCGCCCGCCCCTGTGGTGGGGCTTGGGTGTTGTGTGTTGGGTCGTTGCTCCTGCTGGCGCCGGAGCTGCCTCCTGGCAGTGGAGGTGCCGGGAGGGTTTGTGTGTGTGCCCCTGCATGGGGGGGCTGCGATGCTTATGAGTATAGGGGTGTTGTCAAGCGTTGTGCTGCGTTGTGTGTGGTTGTGTGTTTGGGGGCTCGCCTTGGGTGGCTCGCCCCTCACACTGTGATACGTCCTGACTGAATATGTGTTGCTGTGATTGGGTTTTTGGTGGTAGGATCATGGCACTTTCTGGGGAGGGGGGCGGTTTACCTTAAAACAGGTAACCGCTTACCCCTCCCATTTTCATGCCCCCGGCTTGTTTGTTTGCTACGTTCTAATACATTCTGCTACTCCAACACCTGCCGGGGGCTGGATTGGCATTCCTTCAGACAGGAGACCACGAACACCATGACCAACTCGCAATCCGCACCCAGGCTTCAGGTCGTCTCCAACGAAACCTCCTCCCCGGTCAACTCCAATGTCCCCGAAGCCATGTTCATCTCGGCCCTACTCTCCTCTGGCCGGTACACGCCAGATTCCTACGGAATCCGAGACGGCCAGTTCATGGCCATGCGCATGGTTCACGAGTTCTGCCGCAGATATCAGGAGAAGGCAAACGAAGCCCCTCCGGTGCATCTGGTTGCCGAGAAGTACCCATCCTTCATCTACACCCCCGACGTATCCCCGGCATGGGCTGCACATGAGCTTCACCAAGCGTGGAAGACACGCCAGCTGCATAAGGCCATGGCCAACGCCGGATACGCACTTCAAGAAGACCAGATCGACAGCGCCCTCTCCGGCCTTCGTACCGCACTCGGAGGTCTCACATCCCTCACCGGGAAAGGTTCACTCGCCACGGACCTGACCTACCTCGAGGACCAAAACGAGGTAGCGCGATGCCCGGTGTCCCTGTCTAGTTCCGGCATTGCAGGAGGGCTGGGCGCCCTTCAACGGGCCACGGACGGAATTGCCCCCGGCCACTTGTGGTACATCGCTGCACGCATGGGCGTAGGCAAGTCCTGGCGTCTGCTCGAGCCGGCCGTAGCCGCAGCCGAAGCGAACTGGCCCGTGATCATTCACAGCCTGGAAATGCCCACCCGCACCGTCAAGGACCGCATCCACCGCATTGCGCTGCGCAACACCTACAGCGGGCACTGGGATGACATCACCGTTGACGAGCGCCGCACCCTGCTGGAGCAGTGGTCCGAGAACGCCGCCGACATCGAGATCCATGACCAATCAGATGGACCCTGCGACGCCAGCGTCGTTGCCGCAGCAGCCGACACCGGGGCCCTCGTCATCATCGACTACGTCGGCCTCATGCACACCACATCAGGACAGCGCTCCATGGAGGATTGGAGGGCGGCCAGCATCATCTCCAACGAGCTGAAAGCCGCAGCACTCGAGCATGACGTTCCCGTCATCTCTGCAGCCCAGGTCAACCGCACCGGTGACTCCGTAGCCGAACCCAGCACCGTTCACCTCGCACAGTCAGACGCACTCGGCCAGGACGCAGACCTCGTCCTCACGCTGCGTCCCTATTCGCGGCGCGTGCTGTTGAACTACCTCGCCAAGAACCGTCATGGCCCGAACGGACTGAAGTGGCATTCACGGTTCGAGCCAGCCCTTGGACGGTTCAACGACCTCACCCCAGACGCTGCGCGTGACCTCAAAGACGTCGACGACGAACTCGACCGATCGCAAACCGAATAGGACAAGACCATGTATCTCAGCACAACGACAAAACTCGTGCTCATTTTCATGATGAGTGCCACAGCTTTCTGCCTGTGGTCCGTTGCGTGGATGGGCGTAACGATTTATCAGACGCTGAGAGACGTAACCAGATAGGAGACCAGGTTATGAAGTATCTAATCGTTGTAGGAGATTACGAAGATCCAATCATTGCCGAGTACTTCGAATTTCCAGACGACAGCCCAGTGCCACCAATTGGCCTTAGCGAAGTAGTCGCAGAAGATGAGGCATCAATGCTCGGGACAGTGATCCCCGTCCTTTTTGTTCGGTGCGAAACGGACGGCGTTCAAATGTCGTACCGCACGCTCGATCCGGAAATGGTGAAGGCGGCCCAGAACTGGGAGCCGTTCGATTCAACAAAGAGATCATGACTGGGCAGTCGCTCGACGAGGCCATCGCTACAGGCCGAGGAGTAGAGCGAGCATTCCGCTGCCCCGTACACGCCGACACACACGCATCTGCCTCGGTGAACGTCATCAAGGGTGTCTGGGTGTGTTACGCCTGCGGAGCGCACGGCACCGTGACCGGTGAAGTAGTGCCTGAGCTTGACCACATCATGTCCATACTCGCCGGCAGCACCAAGCCGCGCACATACACGGAATCGTGGCTAGACATCTTCGACTCCCACTACGCCTCCCCGTATTGGGCCAGCCGCTTCGGAAGCGAAGTCGCTGAACTGAACCGTTGCGGAACTGACCCGCTCACGGGGGATCCCACCTACCCCATGCGATCACCAGAAGGGGCCGTATGGGGAGTTGTCACACGGAATGGAGGTACACCCAAGTATCGATACCCATCTGGCGTCTCAGCCGCCTCAACCTTGTTCGGAGACCGTCACCCTGCTGACGTTGTCGTCCTGGTTGAAGGAGCCGCTGACGTCATGGCTTTGCAGCAGTCTGAAATTCCCGATCATTGGGTTGTTCTGGGCTGCTACGGAGCAGGCACGCACATGCCGCAAGTCC